NGGAAGAGCGCAGGGTCTGTCCAACCTGCGGGAGGAGGACACTATGATGGACAAAAGGACAAGAGAAGCCCTCGACAGGCACATCACAGGGAACTACGGCGAGGACCAATACGGAACTGCACTGGAATGCATCTGGTGCCCGAACGACGCCGACTTCATCATCGAGGCTGAGGAGGACGACTTCGAGACGCCCGTGTGCAGGCACTGACGTGAGGAATTTCTCATGGGCGTGAGAAACATCAGTTTCAGAAAGGTGGAATAGTCATGCGACCAAAGGTGACAGCTAGGTCCATCTATACAGCCGTGGACCGACTCAACCAGCTGCTGAACAGGGCCCAGAACGGTAACATAGTCGTAGACTTGAGACTGCAGAGACCTGGGTGGAGCCGTGCACATCCGAAAATCACAGGCATCTCGGTGGAGTCTATAAGACAGGTCTTCGAAGTGGAAAGGGAGGAGTAGCGATGGAACTCCTTATCGTCCTCCTCCTCATCGCAGGCCTCGTCTGTTTCTACGACGGCGACACATCTTGGGGCCTCCTCTGCTGGCTCATTGCCTTTGTTCTCTTGCTGTCAATCGACATTGACCTCGGCACTATCGAGCCAGGGAGCGACGCTGGATTCAGACCACATTGGAGGTAACCGTGAAGAGATATATAGACTCTGGAACCGTCAACGAGAAAATAAACAGGCTTGTGAAACAATACCCAATCGAAGACCATTTTCTCTCTTGGCTTGAGTTCTGTCGCACAGTCAAATCAACCCTCGACATCGTAGAAGAGGAGGCCATGAGATATGCCAGAAGTGAAGATAGTTAAGCTCGTCTATGACGTCTCGCCACCCGTCGTTCAAATTCATCTCTTTATGAAGGGTAGCGGTCGCGAGCAAGATCCACACGAAATCGTAGGCTTCCACGGTTACGACAAGGACGGGAAACTTGTCTACGGAGCAGGACTCTCCCTCGAAGAGATCACAGCAGCTACAGAGTTCACCGTGAAGGAGCCCTCAGAGAACTGAAGGAAGGAGGGACGAGAGAATGAAAGTCATCACTTGGTACAGGCTCACAAGACCTGCCAGGAGGAAGGGCGGGGACAAGTATGAACCCACAGACAAGGGCTCAAAGTCAAAGCCGCCAGCGGAAGCCATCTATATCGACCAAAGATATAGCAGGGCAGCTGGCGAACCCCTCGAAGTTGTTTGCGTCACCTTCGACTTTGGGGCCTTGGACACCTAAGGCGCAAAGCCACGGCCCCTCCGATCTCGGTCCAAGAGCAGCACGGGCTGCGTAGACCTCCTTGTCGCCGAGGTCGATGGGGCCTCCATTCTTTATAGAGAGGAGGATACAGAGATGGGGAAACTGCATGAATTGCTTGCTGTCGAGCAGGACCTCGTAAAGGAGACTAAGAAAGTCATCCACGAAGCGGTGGAGGTCTTCAGGAGGAAAGAACTCTTTGAAGGAATCCACAAGAGGCTCGACATGCGCGAAGAGGGACGGGAAGCGGAAGAAAGGGAGGCAGAGGAGTACAGGGAACTTACTACTACGGCAGGGGAAATCCTCGGAGCTGTCTGGATCGCGGTCGGGAGGTACTACGACGCCCTTATCCAGAAGGAATCGGCCAACCAGGAAGCGAGAGCGGATATTGTAGTGGGTGAAAAGACCCTCCTCGAAGGCCTCCCCGCCACCTTTTTGCTCGGTATGGAAACCAGACTCAACGCCCTCAGAGTCGTCTACGAAGCCATCCCCACCCTCCCTCCGGGCACGGAGTGGGAGAAGGACGAGCAGAAAAGGGAAGGCGCTTGGAAAGCAGTGAGGCCCTCTGTCAAGAGAAAAACGGAAAAGGTAGTGAGGCACAAGGTTCTCTATGATGCTACGCCTGACCACCCGGCCCAGATTGAGTCGTGGTCGGTGGACGAGATGATAGGAACTTTTACTATGGAAGTCTGGTCGGGAGCAGTGCCTCAAGCCGAGAAGCTGGACAAGCTCGTTAGGCTGGACAAACTTATCCGAGCGATAAAGAGGGCGAGGCAAAGGGCGAATACCGTAGAGGTGAAGCCCCTGGAGGTGGCGAAACGCCTCTCCGAGTACATCAACACAGGGAAATAGGAGCATGGAAGAAATTGGGTGTAGTCTCAGACTTGTTGTTGCTGTTAAAAGGGACGCCCAGGCGAACCTCAAATATGAGGAGGGGAAGGGAGAGACTCTGGATCTCTTAGCCACCCCCAGCCTAAAAGGTCCTATCAGACTGAGTGTTATGCACCCACAGCATCACGACCACGACTGCTGTGCACAATGCCTACCCTGGACGGATGGAGCCAGAGTCCTGGGTTCGAATCCCAGCGTTCCCGCCGTAAGGATCTCCAGAAGGGTCTTTACGGGGGGAACGTGGACAAAGGGTAAAGTCGCTGGCATACTCCTTAACAACACCGTTCAAAGTAAAAGGGCAAGAGCAGCAGGGTCCAAGGAGCCCCTGACTCGTCGGACGCCACGGCTAAGAGCTACGATGGGGAGGGGGCTCCCCTTTTTCCACCTTCTAGCTATAGAAGGGAGGTCAAGATGGGCCTAGTGATCAAGTGCCAACGCCGAGGCTGCCACAACGCCCGCAGTATAGAATACATGGTCAGGAGGCCGTCGGGCCTCTTTTGGTGCATCCCGTGTACTCTGTGGTGGGCGTGGGACCTCGGAGGAGAGGAGGAAGGAAATGGCAAGACGAACAGATTTCCTAAAAATGATGGAGACCGTGAGGAAGGACTTGCCTGAGCTATTCACCTTCGAAGACGTGTTGGCAAGGGCAGAAGGCTTCACGGCAAGGCAGATCCAAACTGGACTGCAAAACATGTGCAGGACCGATAGCATCAACAGACATGATACACGCCGAAGGAACAGAACCCTTTGGACCTTCAAAGACATAAGGCGGGAGAGTACCCCGGAAAAGGTGCCACCGGGTCACTTCACAGATGCCCAACTCGGAAAGAGTATCCTACGCATCATTCGAGTGCAAGCAGACCAAATTAAAGTCCTCGCAGCGGAGCTTCGCGAGTGTAAAGAGGACCAGGTGAGACTCGTCGAGGTGAACAGGCAGCTTGGTGAACAGCTGGACAAGCTCAAGCTGAGGATCAACAAACTTGTGAACGAGAAGGGCGGGAGCTATACCTCCCTACATGAACTGCAGAAACTGGCAACGGGAGGGAGGAAATGAAGACAATCAGAAGAGTCTTCTGGATGGTCGTCGGCCTGGCCCTCGGCCTTACAATTCCTTGGATCTTCGCAGGCCAGGCTTGTGGGTCCTCGTTCTCACTCGGAGGCGGGCAGGTGGCTCCGCACAGCTACTCAAGCAGCTATGGCCTCGACAGGGGCTGGCACTTCTCAGTTTCGGTTGAAGATCACTTCTATGAAAATGACAGATGGGATGCGAATGTGGGCGTTCTCTGTATATCCTCCCACTACAAAAGGCGGGAGAACCCTCCCGGACAGGGGCGGAGCTCAGTAGATTCCAGCATTGCAGCCGTTTACGCCAAGCCCGGCGTTCGTTTGACTGAGCACCTCAGGCCCTTCGCAATGCTAGGGATTGGGGCTAACTTCTCTGACGGGACCAACGCCTGTACCTTGGTTGGAGGCGGGATCGCCTATGAGATCGACAAGAACTGGTCACTTGAAGGTATGTTCCTCTACGTCTGGGACAACGTCAAGGTCTTTCAAGTGCCCTCGCTATCAGTGAGGTACAGCTTTTAGGAGGTCAAAATGGAGAACGAAGAATCGGCAAGAGCATTGATGGAGAGGATCGACAAGATGAGCCACGTTGAAATGGCTAGGCTCTGGAGATTTGCTCCCGCTGGTGAACCTATATTCGAGTACGACTCAAAGGCATTTCGGCACTTTAAGGAGAGGTTCATGAGCTTCGGAGGTATGACACCAGAGATCTCTAAGCAGATCGGCCACGGGAGGTAGATATGGTTCCATGTATATGGTGCGGAGACTACCATGCAAGTGACCCTGAAGACTGCCCTGTCCGTCGCTTTGACAGTGTTATGCGTTTCCTTGCTAACGGTCCTCATCCTCTTAGCCCTCCCACGGAAGGCAGAGTCGCCTCCACGCCACCTCATAATAGTGGTGAAGGAAACGAGGAAGGGGACAGTTCTGAGTGACAGGTGGGAGACACTTGAAAGGAGAGAGTAGCGCTATGAGTGACGAGCTTAGCAGAGCCCTCGATCTACTCGCTGCCTCTAGTGGAATAGACGGCTATCTTTTTATCTGCAAACGGAAAGGAACTGATCTGGCCGTGCGTATGAACTGGAAGGTAGGCGAAGCAGCCGAAGGCGTCGTGGCAGCTATGGTGCGAAGCCCAGAGTTCGCCGAGGCAGTTGCTTCTGCCCTTGAGTACATGCCAGATATTATGGAAAGGGAAACAGCAGCAGGGACGATGGTGCTCAGGGACAACATTAAGGGAGGTGACCCATCATGACAGACGAGCAACTTAGAGAAGAAGGTCCACCTTCTATCTTCGATTACACAATGGGAGACCATTGGGACGACTGCCCCAGGAAACTCTACTGGTTCCTCCGAGGAGTTGTTCCCCTCGAAGAACCGGATTACTTCACGGCTGGCCGAGCATGGCAAGCGGCCCTTACGAAGTGGTACAATAGCGAGGGCACTCAGGGCGAACGCCTAGCCCAGGGACAAGCGGCCATTCTTAAAACCTACGCGGCCTGCCAGACACCCATCCTTGATGAAGCAAGAAGCCACGCCAATCTTCTCAACCTTTTTTCCCTCTACATTATGCAATTCCCCATAGAGCCTTGGCTCTTTGTGAGGTGCGAGCTCGGTTGGGCCTATCCCCTCTCCGACTTCTCCCTAGGCGGCGCGATGGATGGCTATATAAGATGGGAGCCCTACGGGCCGCTCGTCCTGGAAAACAAGACAATGAAGTTCTATATCACGGACAACACTCTTCCACAGTTCCGGCTTCACCTGCAGCCAACGCAGTACATTTGGGGACTTCACCGGACTATAGAAGAGGAGCCGTGGGGCTGTCTTATGAACATCGCCTCACTCCTGATCCCGAAGAAGGAAACAACAGAAAGAGAGCTCTTTATAAGAGGGATAGAGCAGCGGAGTTCCTTTGAGCTTCTCCGCTTCGAGGAGGAATGGAAGGGTAGGGTGGAAGGAATCAGGGCGCAGTGGGGGCATCCCTTTGACAGATGGCGCAAGAAGTACTCGACCCACCTCGGGAGGCCGATCAGGCCTACCTGGAATTCCCATTGGCCAGAATGGTCCTGGCCCATGACAGGGAGGTTCTGTCATGGAGGTTATGGGCTCAAGTCTTGTATGTATAGCCTTCTCTGCGCGATGAATACACCCCCGGAGAAGACACATGTACCAGGGAATCTTTACACCTACAGGGAACAGTGGAAACCCTGGGAAAGGAAAGGATAGGGAAATGAGGAAAATCTTTAAGTACGAATTCGAGATAGAAAAGAGGTTCAGCCTGAACCTGCCGATGGTAAACGAGATCGTCCATGTCGAGTGCCAAGACGGCACACCCTGTATCTGGGCGATCGTAGACCCGGACGTCGCCACGGAGCCAACGGACTTTCGAGTGGTCGGGACTGGCCACCCCATCGAAGATGACGAGTATGACACTCTGTACCATCAAGGCACATTCCAGCAGGGACCGTTTGTCTGGCATCTCTTTCAAGTGCTGAAGGAGGACTAGGGAAATGTTTATGAACCTTCACGGAGTAAGCGTGGAACTAAAGAGCGACACCGCTGACGACGCAGAATGGGTGGAACTGTTCATCAGGGAGTGGGACGAGCGAGCCCACGGAATTGCCCTCTTCTCGAAATCCAGGGTGATCTTGCTCCGCCACCTGCGCGACATTGTAAACGCCGAGCTAAGGAGGATAGAAGATGTCACTGGAACCAGTGAAGGCAAGTGATCTCAAGTACGGGGCCGGTTTCTATCTAAAGGCCCTTCTCATAGGCGAGGCTGGAGGTGGCAAGACAACGGCAGCTGCCACAATGCCTGGAAAGACCCTGTTCCTTGACTGGGACAACGGCGGAGAAGTCCTATACGGCTTGCCCAACATCGAGATCATCCAGTACAAAGACCCCGAGCCCTTCAAGCGCTGGATGCAGAATGTCCAGGTAATGAAGGAACTTAGAACAGAGATTACTAAGGGAACTCTTCCCTACGACACCGTTGTAGGAGATTCTCTCTCCATGCTCTATGAAATGGCTATGGGCTATGCCCTTATGACTGACTCTACGAGGGGACCTGGAGGCTCGGAGGTCTCCAACCATTACAGAGTAGAGAAAAGAGAAGCTCGGGCAGTCTGGGAGTATTTCCTTCACGCTCCGATCAACTTCATCGGCACAGTTCATGAGTATCACGACAAGGACGAATTCCTTAACCGAATCTTTTACTTTCCAACGGTCAGGGGACAAGACGCCCCACTCATCGTGCGCCGCTTCCGCGAGGTCTACCAATGCTACGGTGTACCCGCCAAGGACAAGGATGGGAAAGAGATTACAGAGTTTTATTGGAGGACAAGCGTAGAACCCCAACGTCCCTATCTGAAGAGTTCACTCAACACAGGGCAGAAGTATTGGAAGGCTATCGTTGGGCCAGATCCTAGCTTCACAAAGCTCCTCGCGAAGAGGGGCATTAACCTACAGCTGAAGGGAAGGTGATAGAAATGGCAGAGAATGAAGAGATGTTCCGACCGGAAACGGCTGCTGAGCAGCTTGGCGAGGGGGCCGGGAGGCCAGGCAGGATTCATCCGAGGACCCTCAGCCCCCAGGAGATCGAGGCACGGAGGCTCAGCAGACTGGACGAAGGGACCAGGAAGTTGAACGTTGCACTGGACATCATAATGCTCATACGCACTTCGGGCTGGCCCCTCGAAGACCTGCCCGTCGTCGAGTGCATAATAACAAGGGCCTTAGGGCTCTAGAAAAGAAGGAGGAAAAAGATGGTAACTTTTGACATCACTGGAAAGGCTTTCGACGAGATCGAAACGCCGAAACCCCTCCCCGTCGCTCCCTATGGAATGAGGCTCACAAAGCCTGCCTACCTGGAGAGGAACAAGAACGACAACGGGGAGAACTGTATTCTGGAACTCGAAGTCTTCGGTGAGAGTGACCCAGACCACAACGGACGCCCCTTCATGATCTGGATGTCCTTGCCCTCACACGAAACAGAGGACTTCTCCCGAAAGACCAGAAGAGGAGGAACCGTCGCGGACTTCAAGATGAGTCAGATCGAGAAGAACGTCCGGGCCCTGGGGGGCACAATCGAGGGCTCGAGCTTCACGATCCCAGAGGACGCCATGTGCAAGGCTAATGTCATCCAAAGGATCAACCCCGAGGACCCGGAAGACATCTGGAACGAGATCTCCGGAATACTTATGCCTTACACAATATAGCAGCGAGAAGCATATCACATCGTGATATGTGTCTGTGGACTGGACTCCTTGCTATGTATCAACAGCTCTCGGTTTCTCAGCAAGGAGGGGGCTAGTTGCTCGGGGGGAGTCTGGTTCATTTCGCAGGTGATAGGGAGGAAGGATATGTTGGTAGATTTAAAGGTAAAGGTGCTCGCGTACAAGGGGGACATCCTGATTTGGACCATCGACGAGACGGCGGACAGGAATTATCTCCCGATGGGAGGAAACAGAATAGGGTGCCTGGTGACTGACACGGGCACTCGCCTGGGAATTAGCAGAGAAGCGTTGGAGCTTCTCAGAGGACTAAAAAGAGTCGGCGACGACTTGGGAGAGGTCGATGCTTGGATCGCGGGAGGTAAGAAGCACTGCTTCGGGTGGCTCGGGCCCCCTATAAGGCTGGTCCCGGCTGACGCAGTGACGTCTGGCATCGAGGACATTGACTTCGTCGAGATAGCCAACGAGGTAGACGAAGAAAAACTCCTCTTGGCACTTAAATAGGATTGATAGGGAGGAAGGATGTTCGGAATGAGAGGGAAGGAACGAAGGGTATGCGCCCGCATCTCCCCAGAGCTCTTCGAGAAGTTTCGCCTTAAACTACCGTGGTACGGAGAGACACAGCTCTTCATAAGAAAATGTCTCGAAGCGGTGGTGGAGGATGACGAAAAGACGATCAAGGAGCTAAGGAAGGAAACGAGGGAGGAGGTTCTCCAAGGATGAGCATGGATGGCCTCCGTCTCGTCATAGGCGAGGCTCCTTCTGAGCTTTCGGATGGGAAGCTCGTTGCGAAGGTCTATGAGGAGATGGAGAGAATACAGGAAGGATTGAAGCAGCCTCTGCAAGTGAAGGGCCAGCGTAAGGGTACGAGAAGTGCTGAGCAGGCAGAGAAGAAGAGGAAGACTGAGGAGGTCCTTCGAATCTTGAGTGCAGCAGGCATGACACCTCAACAGTATATAGACATGATAAAGGAGGAGGAGGATGGCTGAGGAAAAGGAGAAGGTGAAGGAGCAAGTGAAGGAACTGGCAAAGCAGGTTGTCTCCACGGACCACGCGATAGCCTACTTGCTGGTCGTGGTCTTTGACATGCACTGCAAGGTGGTCGGAGAAGGGGTTGCAACCCAGGTCTATCACGAGATCATTGGGACGTATCCTCCCGGCCATAGACCGGAGGAGGAGGATGAGGAGTGAAAAAGCCTCGCAATCTGATTCTACTCGACCCCTCGGAGGTGCAGGTGCCGGAGGGGCGATTCAGGAAGGAGTTCGATCAGCACGAACTGCAGCTTTTAATAAAGTCGATACTTGAGCTGGGCCAAATCCAGCCAGTTGTTATAACAAGGGAGGGAGAACTTGTAGTAGGAGAGCGGAGGCTTCGCGCCTGTAAGCATCTTGGAAGAGAGATCGAGGCAGTCTACATAGACGAAGTGGATGAATTGATGCTTAGGGAGATGGAATTCCATGAGAACATCTATCGCGAGCAGTACACCCCTCAGGAAAGAGTCCTTGCAAAGGAAGCTCTCCATGCTATAAAACAGAAACAATTCGGAGACCCCACCGACCCCTCTTCGCTTAGATACGGTGAAGGCTGGAGGCAAGAGGACACAGCGAAGATGCTCGGCCAGTCCCAAGCCCTCCTGAGCGAAGAGCTTATCATGGCAAAGATCCTGCCACACTCCCCAGAGATGCAAAAAGCGAAGACCCTGACTGATATGAAGAAAGTGATGAAGAAGTTGAAGAAGGAAGCGCAATGGCACGTACAGGCAGAGAAGGCGGAGAGCTTAGCAGCGGTAGAAGAGAAGAGGATGCCTGGGGAAAGGCCATCTTTGACGAGGGAACAACTTCTCAAGGGCAAGGTGAGTGCCTGGGACAAGAGGCTTATTGTGGCAGATGCTATGGAAATGCTCCACAAGAAAGAGCTCTACTTGGGACCACCCGGTCTCGTATTCTTTGACCCTCCCTGGGGAGTGGGCCTCCATGAGAAGGTCGAGGATGGGGTTTTGCAAGGAATATCTTATGAAGATACCAAGGAGAAGTTCAAGGCGGAGTTTCCTGTCTACGCTCGCCTCCTCTACGAAGCGATGCGTCCTGACAGTCATCTTTATGTGTTCTTTGGCATTGTTCATCATCGCTTTGTCTATTTCCATCTTGCTCGCGCTGGCTTCGAGGTTAACCGACGGCCTATTATTTGGGCTAAGCCCGGCATTAAGTCCACTCGGCAGCCGGAAAAGTGGCCGGGTGCTTCTTATGAGCCTATTGCGTTTGCTCGAAAAGGCTCACGGGATCTCGTCGAAAAAATCGGGGATTCAATCACTGATGTCAAAGCCTTGACCCCAGAGCAGAAGAAAGGGCATCCAAGCGCTAAGCCTTGGCAGCTCTATGACAATCTTCTGAAAAGAAGTTGCTATCCCGGAGATGTGGTTCTCGACCCGATGTACGGCACAGGACCGGCTTTTGTTGCTTGCGAAATGAACCCTAAGTTGAGGCCGATGTGGTATGGCTGGGAGAATGTAATAGGGAATAGGCAGAAGAGTCTGCTCAACCTGCTGCAAGCAGTTGGAGCAGCGAAAGGAGAATGAAATGTCTTTGGAGAAGCTGAAAGATGAAACGGCAAGGAAGGCCTTCGGCATGACGAAAGCCGAGGCCATGGAAAAGGGGATCTGTATCGAGTGCAGGAATCCCGCGACAGAGAACAGGTTCTACAGTGAGGCTGGTAGGAAGGAATATCAGATAAGCGGAATGTGCGAGATCTGTTTCGATGCCTGCTTCGGGCCCGGGAGTGAGGGAGTGGAGGTGCTTAGTGAGTATTGAGAGGATCAAGCACGTCTTTCTGTCTATACAGACAATGCACCCTGATCAGTTCACGGACAGAGAGCTCGATCTCTTGGAGAGCTTCGGGAACCAGTTCCAGAGGAAGGGGAAGCTCAGCTATGACCAGATCGAGATCCTAGAAGAGATCTACAGAAGGGCGCAGGGGAGGTGAGAGTATGTGTGGACCACCAAGAGAGCAATGTGAACCATATCTGTCACACGCAAGGGAAAAGGAAATGAGGGAACTAAAGCGGGAAAGGGAGATGCGAGAAGGACGGAAGCGGTGGCACTGCTGCGGCGAGTGGCCTAGGCATCGCTTCTGTCCGACCTGCGGGAGGAGAAGAAGGTGACCAAAGTACTTGTAAAGGGGAGCGGCCCTCTTGATTCTGATCTCTGGTTCGTGGGCATGGCCCCTTCTCGTGAGGAGATAAAGGCCGGTCATCCCTTCGCTAATCCAAGAGGAGCGGGTGGCCTCCTTGACCTCGTCCTCCGACAAGTCGGCCTCCTTCGAGCAGAGGTTCGCCTGGAGAACCTATTCGAAGAAAGACCCCCTCGCGACGATACGGGTTTCTTCTACATAGATACCAAGAAACAATATCTCAACGACCTTGGAGCCCAACACGTAGAGAGGCTTCGAAGGCTTCTCGAGGAACACCGTCCTAATGTAGTAGTGGCCCTTGGAGCCGAGGCCATGTGGGTTCTTGCGGGGAAGAGGAGGATAACGAAGTGGAGAGGAAGTTTACTGCCATGCGTCCTAGCACCTGGTTTAAAGGTCTACTGCACCTATCACCCAGAATACGTGAGGAAACATCTTCAAGAAAAGGGGCAGAGAAAGAGCGAAAAGAAGGCGATGAACCTTCTGCCGATCTCGATCCGGGACTTTCAAAGGGTGAAAGAACAGAGTTTGACGCCAATGTTTCCTACTCCTAACCGCAACATCACTCTGCCGCAAACTCTTACCGAGGTCATCCGCTTCATCTCAGAAATTCCAAGTGGTTCTACCTGTACCGTTGACATTGAAACGAGGCCTCCCGGCCCTCTTATCACTAGGCTCGGCCTTTGCTGGGACCCTCTCGCTGTCAGTGCCATCTCAATTCCCTTCATTTGGGAAGGAAGACCTTACTGGACGGCAGGCGAGTTCGGAAGAATCCTCTTTGCACTCTCCGAGCTCTTCCTCCGCGACGATGTTCAGAAGAACTTCCAAGGAGGTATGTATGACTTACCTATTCTGGGGAAATTTTGGGGCCTTCGGTGTGCGCAAGGCACTGTCGATGACACTATGGTTTGCCATCATGCCACCTACCCACACCTACCTAAGGGTCTCGACTTCATCGCTTCGTCTTACACGTGGGAACCTTACTATAAGGACGATGGTAAGCTTTGGGGGAAGAGGATTGGAGATCACGCTCTCTCGATTTACAACGGTAAAGACGTTTGCGTCCCTCGCGAGGCATGGCCTATCATCTCACAGGATTGTCGCCAACTGGGCATGTGGGAAGGGTACAAGCGGTCCATGTCATACTATCCAAGCCTTCTCGCTATGACCATCCGTGGAGTCAAATGTGACATGGAGAAGAGGGAGGAGCTTCGTGTACTCTTCTCAAGAGGGGCAGAGGAGTGCTCGGTCGAGATCGAAAAGCTGATGGGCCGCTCTTATCAGGTATCAACAGCCTACACGAAGGATCTTGTTCAACTTCTCTACGTCGACATGGGCCTCACCCCGCAGTACAAAGGAGGGAAGCTTACAACGGAGGATGCGGCCCTCCTTCGCCTGAAGAGGTTGCACCCAACTAACCCTGTGATAGAACTGATCCGTCGAAGGAGGAAATTTCTCAAGCTTCTTTCCACTAACGTAGAAATGGAGGTGAGCAAAGATGGAAGATTTCACACTACCTACAATCCAGCTGGAACTACAACTTGGAGACTCTCTAGTTCTGAGTCACCTTTCGGAGGGGGTGGCAATCTACAAAATATCCCAGTCCGTGGAGAGGAGGGAGCAGAGATTCGTAAACTATTCATTGCAGATCCAGGAAAAGTCCTCATCTCCGCAGATTTTAGTCAGGCTGAAGCCAGGGAAGTAGCCTGGCTCGCCAACGAGAAGGCGGAGATCGAAGCCTTTCTAAGAGGGGACGACATTCACGGGATCAGTGCTGTGGACCTCGGACTCGTGCCTCCGGACACAGACCCTAACGATGTGAGGAAGCTCTTCGGGAAGGAGGTGAGACAACCAGCGAAGCACATGAAGTATGGATACAACTATGAAATAGGCCCCCGCCAGCTGCAAAGCCGCCTCCTCAAAGAGGGTTTCGACTTTGAATACTCGGAATGTGTGAATGTCTTGGCGAAGATACGTATGAAGAGGCCGATGATCGAGGGCTGGAAGAGGCAGGTGAAAGCGAAGATAGACACGGATAGAACCCTCGTTACCCCGCTGGGGAGAAAGAGAATCTTTTATGGGAGAAGAGGACCAGATCTGTATAGAAAAGCAATTGCTTTCGTCCCTCAGTCTACCGTGGGGGAATTACTTTGTATATCAATTCGGGAGATCCACAGTATCCTTGAGTGTCAAGAGAGGATCTGCGAGATTCTGCTCAACATTCACGACGAAGTTGTTGTGCAGGCTGACCCGAGTGACGTACAGCGGCTCATCCCCATGATGAGGGAGCTGATGACGATCTCTCACCAGGTGAACGGGCGCGAGCTTACAATCCCTGTGGACTTTAAAGTGGGAGAGAACTGGGGGGAGATGGAGGGGATGTAATGGCTGAGAAGATATGGTGGCCTTGTGACAAGGATAACTGCAGCAACTACCGGAAGTTCTTCCTCCTTAGCAGCGTCACCTCTTATAGAGCTGTCGTTGCGATGGAAAGGAGGAAATCAGAACCAGGGAGCAGTGCTTCTTCCAATGCTATTGCGACTTTCCTCCGTTGTCTTACCTGTCTTCATTTCCAACAGCACGATAATTACATCGAGGCAACGACGCCACCAAAATTCTGAGCCCGGCCCAACAGGCCGAAAGGAGAGAAAAATGCCTGAACTTAAAGAACTGATGCCTTGCTCCAATAACCTTTGCATCTATTGCAGGCCGTGGTACTTCTCCGGGGGGAATTTCTTCCAGAGATCGCAGGACGCCCCAGGAATGGCCCCGACGATAGACATTTGCAGGTACTGCAAGCACTTCAAAGGCTTTGACCTCTACCAACCTCTACCGGTAGAAGAAGGAGAAGACTAATGCTCTGTCAAGACTGCTACTTTGCTGGAAAGAGAGAAGAAGAGGCAAAGATTTCCGGCTTCGTCGCCCAGGTAGTCCATACGTTGAGGCCCTCACCCACTGGTATCCAGCTCCTCGCTCACTTCATTGACCGCTGCTCAGTATGTGACAGCCTCATCCTTGTCGATACCAGCATGTGGGAACTGAAGAAGCCGGCAGTGACACTGGAGAAAGAGGTCGAGGATGAAACTCCCCCAGCGCAGGCTTCCTAACTGGCTGGCTGCCCTGGAGGAACTGACACAGAACACGGAGACCCCCGCCCACTTTTGGATGTGGAGCGGGGTCTACACACTCAGCTCTGCTATGCAGAGGAAGGTCTGGTTGGACTACGGTTTCGAGAAGGTCCTGCCTAACCTCTACATCTTCCTAGTTGCCACTCCAGGAAGGTGCCGAAAGGCAGCGGCAATCAGCCTGTCGAAGAAGATGCTCGTGGAGATCAAGTGCCACGTCGGGGTGGATTCCTCCACAAAGCCGTCATTCACGCAGGAACTTTCCAGGTGCACTGGGATAGAGCAGATGCCAGATGGGGAGTTCATGACGCACTCCTCGATGGCCCTCGTCTCCAAGGAGCTTTCTTCGTTGATGATTGACCTCAGGAATATGGTCGATTGTCTTACGGACATCTATGACTATCACCACCCAACGTGGGAGTATAAAACAAAAGGAGCTGGAAAGGATGAGATCTACGGTCCATGTGTCAGCGTTTTTGCAGCAACTACACCTAGCTGGATGGCCAATAACCTCCCCTATGAAGCCATCGGGGATGGATTTGCTTCTCGCATTGTCATGGTTACGGGGGATGCTAAGCGGACGAGAGTACCACGACCCGAACTGTCGGCTGCACAAAGAGCTCTTTATCGAGATCTCGTACATGATCTCGGAGTCGTCAACCTTCTCAAAGGTCCTTTCCAATGGAGCGAAGAGGCCAAGCGGGTCTTCGATGCATGGTACGAAGGGATTGATGCGTATTATGAGAAGATCGAGGATGAAAGATTCCACGGGTTCCTTGAGAGAATGCACGTGGTCGTCCTTAAAGTTTGTATGGCGCTGCGTGTTAGCTCTTCCGACGATCTTACTCTTGTGGGCAGCGACATGTCTAGTGCGATTGAGCTTGTTGAGGACGTACTGCCCTCACTGCCAGAAGCCTTTGGACCTCTTGGACGTAGTGCCCAAGCACCAGATGTCCAAAGAGTGATGGACCAATTCAGGAAGAAGAGGAAGATGACGAAGGAAGAGCTCTATAGAAGGAACTGGAGGCACTGTTCGGACAGAGTCCTTGGCGAGGTCCTTGCCACACTGGTGGGAATGGGCTTTATCAAGAAGAGACCGGTGCAGACAGCAGGGGCCTTGACAGGGATGGAAATCTACGAAAGGGTAGAGGAAGGAGGATAGGGACATGACAGCGAACAAAGCAGATGAGACCTCGAAGATCCGGAAAGAGATGATGAGGATCTTGGAGAAGGCCAAGGAGTACACGCCACTCAATAAGTATAACCTGGTACAGATGGCTGGGCGTGATCCTGAAAAACACGGATACACGTCCTTGGCCAGGGAGTGCCTCGCCAAGGCATTTACCTACATGTGGGTCGCCAGGATTCCTGGCAAGAGCGGAGCGCCAAGATATGTGAAGATTAAGAAGAAGAAGATCAGATGGGTGGTAGAGGAGAAAAAAGGGGAGGGGTGATGGACAAGAAATATTGTGTGGGCTGTCGGGACGACTTCTATAATGGCAAGAACCCTCATGGCATCGAGAAGTGCTGGCTCTTGGATGGTGCAAAGCTCGCCATGGTGAAGAGGGTACACATCGACGAGAGGCCACCGTGGAAGGCCAAGCCAGAGCGATTGCCAGGCTGTTACAGACAGAGAGGCTATATATTTGTAGACCCTGAGGTGAACTGCTGAGATGAGAGAAATAGAGTATGAGGAATTCAAAGCCCAACTCCGGGGGCTTCTGCTTGATTACAAACCCTCCACTGCGGAACTGCTCAGGGCGGTCGCGTCCCTCTCAGCGCTCATGCCAGAAGTGCAGGTACGCGATGTTGAGGAGACACCACCCTCCGGAGAGGGCGAAGAAGTATAACTATGAAGGCTGTTCCCTCGGGAAGGTAACGATGATGAGAGAGCTTCCCTGGGATTGGGCCTGCGAGTTCTTTAAGGAGGAAGAGAAATGACCTGCGGGAGAGGCAATGTTGTTTATACACTTAAGCTGTGCTGGGGAATCCTCCAAGACGGCACAGATGAAGAGGTGTCAGAGCACATGGCCCGACAGTTCAAAATGCTGATAGAGTGCGTGGCCACGGACGTAGTGACGAGGAGGCTCGACAAACTCTTTAAAAGGGAGTGGAAGAAGGACGATGCTGCTGGGAGTGACAGTCAAGGAGATTAACAAGACGATGGGCCTTGGGGACGGAAGGTCAAGGGGCTTCTTTGTTGTCTGCTGCAGATGTGGTCGCGGAGATCATATCGTCCCTGCGGCGAGCGACAAGAAAATCGTCCTCAGCTGCTATGCCTGTAAGCAGAGAATCGAAGAGGAAGTTAATCTAGCATTTCCTCTAGGTACCTCAGAACCTCTTCTCGTGTGACCTTCCCCGCTCTCGACCTCATGATCTTCTTCACTGCTCCCCTTGCCTCCTGAATCCTGAAGTGCTTGCGAATAGCTTCCTTCTTGACATCAAGAGGCCTCCACTTGATCCCGGTGAAGTAAGAGAGGGTCTTCCACTTCCCCGTGGCCTTGTCCTCCACGGTCATCGCTCCGCGTTGCGGAAATCTCCTTGACCATTCGTTCAGAAAGGGAAAGGCTTGTTCCAGACCATAGCGCCAGAGGGGGTCCATTCCTACTACGACTTCGCCGGTTCTGCTATAAACCGTCGGCCCTACGTCAGCGAACTTGCCAAGTTTCTCGGGAACCCAGGCCGCCCAGAAAGGGGCGGGAACTCTTTGACCAGGGAATTTCTTTATCTGCTGTTCCGTAGGAAAGGTCATTACGTTAGCAAGGATGTCGTAGAGGGCCTTCGCAGGTGTGAGGGCTCCGAGCCAGTTTTTCAGGCTCCACATCTTTGTAAGCTCTTCAGTAGGGAGATCGAAATGAGTATAGACACGGCTGCCAGCGTCGTCGTACCACCTCGTTGGGATATACTTCATCTCCCTCATGTACTCCGGCTTGAGGTACTTTTCCGTCGGAGTCTCAGAGGGATCTCCGAGGGCGAGTGGCCCAATGTCCTGATGAAATTTTGCGAGGCGAGCATATTTCCAGGGTTGCTCGACAACACTGGCGATTTGAAGTGGTATGTTCTTCCGCATCCAGGTGTAGAATGGAAAGATCCTTTTCATAACAGTCCGCTCGAAATGGGTTAGTTCAGTATAGTCAAACATATAGCGCTTCATATGGGTCGCAGCCCTGGAAGCCGTATCTCTGAATGCCTTCTCGCCCATTCCTGCCTTTGCTCCCATCGCTTCCATCCTGTCGATCCAGAGAGCGATTCTAGCGTTGTCTTCTACGAAGGTCCCAGCTCTTCTCCCTGCCCTTGCGAGCCTTCCCATCCCAGGAAGAGAGGGAGCAGTGAGAGGCCTTCCAGTGCCACCCCACCTGTAGGTAGTCGGTGCCTCCTGAATGAGCCTCATTTCTTTGTGGAACATCGTAGGGACATCTGAAGCGAGCCAGCCATAGCCCCTCGCTCCATACCTATCAGCAAGAGCAAGCATGGTCTCTCCGTGCTTACCGAAGTACTCCCCGGCCTTCATTTGTATTCTCATCGCCTGGAAAGTTCTCTTCGGCATGTCAGCGACCTTGACCCCGCCCAGGTACATGAGCCAGAAGTTAGAGAGGGCGTTACGAGAGTGGAAGGGAACCCTCAAGGAGGTGGCCATGCTCTTCCAGCCATGGAGCACCTGGTCATAGCTTCGGAAGAAGCCTCTTACCGTTTCTTCGTTCGTAAAGACCTTAAAGGTCTTCTTGACCTCATGGGCGAGCTCACTTGGCAGGAAGTACATATCGAACTTGGGCTTCTTAGCCCCTATCTTCATGGCCGTGCTGAATGGAAGCTCTATGAGGGCGTCCCGCATCTTGGACTGCATCCTCGAGAAGAGCGGACTTGTAGGGATCTCTTGGAGTGCTTCCTTCACCGCTTTGAGCTCCATCCCTACCATGGCAGGGGCACGGAGGTTGGGAACCCTCATCACGATGCTTTGCCCCTTCGTCAACTTAAGAGGATCTCTTGCAAGCTTAGCGAGGTCGTCTGGAGTGAGGTCCCATAGCTCCTTCCCTACATGCCTCTCCAGTACCTCCCTGAAAGAGGTTCCGTAGTCCGTCAAGATCTTGTCCACGAAGCCCCTCCAGGCAAAGACACTGTCACTGACGTAGCTTCGGATAGCATAGCCGCGAAAGAAATCCTCGACCGGGGCCCAGTCCTTCGCGTAGCCTTTCTTCCTCCACCCCTCGATGACCCTTTTCGCCTCCTGTATCGTCTTGAACTCCCTTGCCTTTGCAAAGAAGGGCTGTGTGCGGATGGCGAGCTTGGTGAAGAAGGTACCTCTTTCAGTGAACTCAAAGATGTGAGGGAAGTAGCCTTCAATGACCTTGTCTGGGTGGAGGATGCCCGCTGCAATCTCCTTTTCCTTGAGCTTCTCGAGCCCAGCGACGACATCGTCGTAGAATTCCCTATAGTCTGCCTTCACCAAATCGTCAAGGCCCAGCTCACGCAGCCTTATGAGCTCGGCTTCGGCAACGCGGGGATCTTCACCCAGCCTCTTCGCAACCTTGTTGAACTCAACGAGCCTCGCTCTCAGCTCCTCTTGAGTCGTTCTTCTAATCGCACCGAGTTCCTCTTGAAGGCTCCTGTAGACTTCATAGGCGTTCTCCCTGACTGCGCCCGGCGTTCCTTCAGCCACTATGTCATCGCCAAGTCTCCATATATTTACGTCGCGAAGAGCCCACCCAGGCTTGAACCTCCGCATCTGCCTGTCTACGAAAGCAACCTTGCCAAGGGCAGAAGTAAAGCGGGGCAGCTTAAGGAGCCTCGAAACCTTGCTCACCCAGCCCATGGGGAGCAAGTTCAAAGGATCTAAGACGACGTCGCCAGCGAAGCCGAGGGGTTTCTCGACCCATGGATGCCTTCCGGGGACTAGGTCCTCGATGATATGCACCCACGAGCCCTTAGTTTCTCCACGGAGCCCTGCCCAAAACCCAGCAGAGATATCCCCTCCACGTCGTGCTGCCTCAGCTGCCCCTACCGTAGCATATTGTCCTTTCTGCAGGAAATCGAGAATCTTCCAGAGCGTTCCGCCCTCCTCGGTTTCGTGGAGACCGGTCTCCTGAAGAGCATTCTGCCCCTGTGCTGGGCCAATCCTCTGTTCGAGAATTCCAAGAGGCGTATCACGATGTGATATGTCTCTCGCCTCTCTCACTGGAGGAAGCCCCAGCCTTCTTTCCAGAATGTCTAAGGGTGTCTCTGGCATTAGCGACTCCTGAACGCGTCAGGGAACTCTTCCTGCAATCTTTGCTGGATCTCATTATAGAGGGGCGTTCCGGCTCCACGAGTCTGCCGAGGCCCCTGTGGAGCGAAGAAGCGTCCTGAGGGTATCCGGGGTCCAACCCTGCGCGTTTATGGCCCCGTTGAAGCGTTCCAGGTACTGCTGGAAGGTGACCATTGGCTTGTCTGGGAGCTTGGGAGCAACGGCATTGAGGAACTTTTCGAAGTCCCCCGGCTTGCCGACGAGCCCCACAGAGAATCTCGCAAGGTAGTCCCTAAAGGTGCCGACCTTCTCGAGGGCTGCTGTTCTCATCATTGCATAGGCTTCCCGTTGTCTCTGGAAATTCTTTTCAGTATCTCCCGGCGGACTCACCATCAGCGGGACTCCGTGGAGGAACTTCCCCGAAGCTATTATGTTTTCTATCGCTTGGTTGTATTCTTTGAGATAGGCTGCCCACATATCGCTGTACCATTTGTTGAAGTCCCCAGGCTCCAGCTTGGTTCCAGCAGTACCTACACCCTTCTCCACAGCCCCAAGGTCCTCGATCTTCTCTCCTGTCTCCATATTAATGAGGAAGTTGTGCCTCAACCCGTCATCGCCTATGGACTCTACTACAGTCGTTTTCACATCTTTCTTCGGAAACAGAAAGTCAGCAGCACCTGTAGCGAAAGTCGATATAGTTCCGAGATCTACATCAGGGTTGTCCCTTACTACGTCGAAGAGATTGAGCATGACCTCCGCCCTCATAGCTTGCGGATCTTTGTCAAGGGACTTCATCTCGCCGAGCTTCCCAATCATCCTGGCGAGGGCATTGTGGGTTTCCTCTCTTTGCCTTTTGAGCCTCCACCTCTCTTCCTTCTTCCACCGCGCATCCGCTTGCATTATACCAGTGCGCTCTTCGAGCTCCGTGACCCTCCTTTGCTCAATAGCGTCCCTCCGCCTCCGTTCCTTCTCTCCAGCGAAGCCGAGCATGAAGCTGTTGAGGGCCTGGAGGGCGCCACCCGCTCCTGCTAAACCTTTATCTGGCATGGCCTTCTCCTTCTATATCTCCCTCTGGCCTGTGGCACCACCTTCGCCTCCAAGGCTCATCAGCCAGGCCCAGATTCTCTTGTCCATTGCCTCTCCGCTCTCGCTCCCCGCGAAGGCACCGAAGCCACTCAGGTCAAGCTGTGGCGCTGCAAGAGGCGAGATCGGTTGGAAGTAGAGTGGATTGTAGACAGGTGGAGGAGTCCCCACTCCCTGGAACGGCGGTTCTTGGAAGCGAGGTGTTGGCACAGCGGCTTCCTTTGCCTTGGCTTCCTTGACAAGGTAGGAAAGAGTATCCGCAAGCTTCTCGCTCTTCGCTGTTTCCAGACCGCGAAGTGCCTCTGTGGGCATTCCACCCCTGAGGCCGCCTCTCCTGGCCGCACCAGCTTGAACACTTGTCATGGCCTGTTGGAAGCTCTTCTCGACCTGAGACTCCCAGCCTCCCCACTCTGGAGCCTTGCCCGTCGGATCTTCCGCAATTCCCCTCCAGTAATCCGTCCACTTCTTGGCTTTGCCAACATCTACCTGGTAGGCCTCCCGGCTCCTCGCGAGTGCTTCCTCGAACTTGGACTGGGCCTCCTCGTAGCGGGCCTGTTCCTCGGCTGTCTGACGCCTTTGCTCCTCCTGGGAGGCTTGGTATCTTCTCCGCTCCTCCCTTTCCGCCTTCTGCTGTTCCGAATGAGCCCTCTCTGAAGAATATATCGCGTAGGCGGTCCCAATTGCTGCGACTACTGCAGCTCCAACTGCCATTTCTTCACCTCCTCCCTCAAGACGCTTAACACTTGCACGTCATGAGGCTCCCCGCCAAAGAGCATGGCATGACGGAGAATCCCCTCCTTTTTAAAGCCCGTCCTCAGATCAGCCAACGTAGCTGATCTGTTCTTCACACTGTGCATAGCCGTTATCCTAAGGACGTTCCATGTGTCTACGGCGTAGCGACAGGCGAGCCGGGAGCAGGCCACGACTCCCTCGTGGTTCCCCCTGTAGGCGTAGCCCCCGAAGAAAACATCCCTTCCCGGATGGATGAGGTTGAAGGTGATATAGCCGCCTACCTTCTTTCCGTCCCTTCCGGTCATCAAGAGAGCATCCTTGCTCTTGGCCAGGACATGGAAGAACTCTGTGGGATCTCCCAGCCCGTCCTCAAGCGAGAGTGGGTACTCCCCGGCGAGCTTCACTATCTTCTTTATATCACTCATGTAAAAGGGACCCAGTGTGAACCTTCCCTTCCCGTAGACGCCCTTCATTCTCATCAGATAGACTCCTTCGGCTCCACCTTCATGGCCAAGGCGTAGAACTCGGCATCGCTGGTCCCTTCAATCTTGACCTTGATCCTGTAGCCCGACCTGTCTACGCTGGCCCGCTTCCTGTTCATCTCCCTGTTGCCAGAGTCGACGGTCCAGCTCCCAGCAGCTACTCCGTCTATATAAATGGTAACATCAATCTGTCCGTTCTTCGGATCACAGTCGAACTTGATCCATTCCACTTCCTTGCGGGCAGAAAGGGCCCCGAATTCCTTCCCGAAGTCCTTTGTCTGGGCCTCGAAGCTGACTACCGTGGCTCCGTCCCCTCTATAGCTGCCTGTCCACAGTTCATAGATATAGGGACCTGCGGTTGCATAGAACTTCTTCCCCGCTTGGTCTACCATGAGGTTGGCAAAGGCTACCTCCATTAGATCGAAGCTTTGGCGGAGCATATCACACCTCAAGAGCCTGTTGTTCGTGGCAGATCCGTAGGCAGGATAGGCCACAAGACACTCGCCGTCGAGGTAGGCTATGGCGACCATGCTCTTGCTCAAAAGTTCGATCCTGTCGGCACTTCCCCACTCTGGTCTGAAGAGAGCCTCGACCTTCTCTGAGGCGTAGAGATCTTTTGTCGGAACCCCTGCCATTACCAACGGGCTCTCTGTGCCGTACATAAAGACTCCGGCTCCGTCCACGAAGAGGATAACATCGCCTCGTGGGAACACTGCCTTCGATCCAACCGACCCTCTGTTGGAGAGGCTCTTTTCCTTAGCGAAGTCCGCCTCCGAGGACCCAGTCCACTTCCAGATCTCAGTGTCGAGTATCACAGCCAGGTGGTCTCCAAGGGTCTGGACCTTCCTCCCGGTCCTGGCAGAGCTACCGAGGGGCTCATAGTTCGTAACCTCAAAGTACTCCCACTCGTCGAAGGCGTTGCACCAATAGATGAAGTTCGGGCTTACTAAGAGGAAGAGCAGGGACAGGTGCTCTGTCACATCTATGGCTGCCGGAGGAGGGTCGTGGTCCTGGGTGTCTACGGTCGCGCCAAGGTCGGCATCCGCTATGTTGTCCCGATAGCTCGTAGTATGGTTATCTGCAATCTCGACCAGCAGCTTATAGGTGGCCCCACCAGCAACCGTTCTGTAGACTCTTCTCGCCACGACCTGGGGGTCATCGGAGAGCGGAATGGCGGTCAGGTCGATCTGCTTGTTCACTACGGTGATAGTAGCGGAGTCACCCATATTCGACTCGAACTCGTCAGCATTCACGAAGGAAACCTTGTACAGATAGACCCCATTAGGGTTCCCAGCCACGCAGCTATCTGCTAGTGTAGGGGCTGTCGCAGGGGCATCTATTCCTAGTTGCACTGGCCTCTGGTAGTTCTGAATCGAAACATCGTCGGTGCTGAAAGCAAGATACACGGTGGAAGTTACCCTGTCGAAGCCCTCTGCAGTGAAATAGCTATGGTCTACCCACTCCTGCTCCCACTCGTAGCAGCACCAGTAACCAGCCGCGCTCCAAATGAAAGTGAGAATGCAAGCGTACATGGTAGCGGTATCGAGATGCAGGTACCCTTCCCAGGGATAGCAATAGCCCGTGTGCCACATCACCGCAGTCCCGTCCTGTACATACTTCCAGTTTCCAGTCCCATCTACTATGATGATCCAATCGCCGAAGACGTCAAAACGGTGCTCCGCGTCCGGTACATAGTAGCGGATAGGATAAGGAGTCCCGGTTGCTACGTCTACATCGTAGAGAATCAGACCAGCCCTCACCAGAAAGCCCTCGATGTCGAAGACGCTCTGGAAGAAGCAGTCGTCTATGTCCGCATCCATAGCAGCAGAGTTGACCTTCACCCAGCCCTTCTTGCAGCGAAGCACACCACCCTGGGAGCTGTCACAAGCTCGACTCTTTTGGAGCTCCTTTGGCTCGATCTCCGTTGCCGCCTTCACATTAACAAGGCCACCAGAGAAATCTGTGAACTCTTTTACCGGCATCTTCCCCTCAATCAGAAAGTTTCATTCTCCACTTTGGCCACATTCTCCCTCTCTTCAGGAGGTCCACCAAGGTCTTGTCTATCACCCTTGGGGGCAGTCCCTGCCTGGCCATATCGAGGATCAGCATCACACTTTCACGGGGGAAGGGATCACTCTTCCGAGGCTCCAATCCATGAATGGTCTCTATGATGTCCCCGATGCGCTGGTCCCTGGGGATATTCTCCCAACTCTCCCCCCAGCGTCTCAGCCTTCTCTTCTTGGCTTCTCTTTTAAAGTCCTCTATGGCCATCTACCACCTCAATCTCGGGTAGTGCGCTGGAAGCACTGGCCTTCTCCTCCCGACCGAGGGGTACTCGCTCTCCCCAATCGCTTCCAGTCTGTAGACCCTCGCTGCACGGAGCTTCTGCCTCAGCTCATTGGTCAGTTGAACCCCCATCCTGTATCTCGCTCTCAAAAACTGCGCCTTCGCCTTGTCCTTGAGATCGGTGTCGCTTTCCAGAGCCTCTGCTGCTGCAAGAAACTCAACGTATTTTCGGAAAGGTCTTGGCAGTATATCTGTTTCCGTAGCTGCTGCAATGTCCTCGGGCACACAAACAAAGAAAACAGTGAAACCTTCACTCGAAGTGGAAATCTCCATAACCACGCCTGACCCTTCGTCTTCAGGATTAATCTTCGTGATGTCATATACAGCACCGACGCTCCCAGCATCCCAATCGAGGTCGTCCGGGTCGCCACTCGCCACGTAGGTAAGGAAGCCAGCCCCAATTGCCCCATCTCGGCTGATCTCAGTACTCTCATGAGTTGGACACGGGAAAGGGACAAACTTCTTCTCCGCCGGGTGCAGATCGAGGTAAGCAAAAAGCACCTCGTCACCCTGTTTTGTCTTCCAATTCGTATCATAGTCCATAATCCAGTCTTTGCGCTTTACATAGACGCACTTGTCGAGCCAGGCTACATAGAGAAGGGAATGGAAGTCACTCGGAAGCTCATGAGGGATGAGGTTCTGTTGCTGTGCATGGATAATATCATGTGTAGAGGAGACCACGTAGCCCCCCTCCGCGTCCACGCTTCCAGACGCCACACCAGTCTGGACTTCCCAGGGCTGGGTGCAGATGTACATGTTCACCGCTTCTATGAAGAAAGGTTCCCAGCAAGAGAGCCCACTCACATGGCCCTTCTCCCACCTGTGACAGACCCCGTAGAAGATGACGCTTGGATTAGGCAGCACGGCTCCCCTCACCCGGAGCCTCGTTTCCCTGAAGAATCTCGTCCTTGCTCTGTTGTAGAGCCGCAAGAGCCTTGCATCGACGAACACTGCGCTCCCAGTATCCTTCGCGAGCCTCCTGACCCTCGTTATGCTTGTCGCTACAGTCGCCACTCTTACTCCTCTATCCCCAACTTCCGCTTGATCCGTACTTTGTCAATGTCCTGCATGAAACGCTTAGCAGCACCTGCAAGCTGGAGGAACTCACGGTACTGCACCATTGCATCGTCCACCCTGCCTGGCAGCCTTATGTAGAGCATGCTACGGCAATAGGAAGTAAGGGCTCCCATATAGTCACTTCGGACCTCGATGGGTCCCTCGTCGCCAATGTACGGATCTGGGAACATGACTGCGTCAACCTCCACGATGTCCTCGTCGTCGCTGTAGCAAGGATAGACGCCGAACTTTGTGAAGTCAAGAACAAAGTATTCCCAAGGACTCCCCCTCGTTCTAAGCCACCTCGGGTCCCTCCGAATGAGCTTCCCAAAGTCTATGCACTCGAGCATTCTACCCTGTCCCCTGAGCCACACACTTCGAACGGAGATAACCACATCCTCAGTGGGGGAAAACCGGTAGATGGGAGCACCACCTCTTAAAGGGATATTGAGAAGTCTTCGGTAGAACTTCCCAAAGGCACAGAGCTCATCAATCCCATCGGCTACCCAGCTCCTCACTTCATCTGTGCCATCCCAGTTGTCCGGAGTCACCAAGTCTTCGTCGATCATCTCAAGGATGATCTGCTCGGTCAAGTTGATCGAGGCCATCGAACCCTCCACAGAAGCATATCACATTGTGATACTACTCTACGATTCCGGCCACCAGTCGAACCTGTGTAGCTGCTCCTCTGTCCCGTTCCCGCTGTGCAGAAGGACCGAGTCATAAGGGGCGATCTCGTCCACCCTGTCCTCGTGGATGAACTGAAGGCAGGTGCGACCCTCTCTGCAGCTCGAGGGGATGTTCCTCTCACTCATGATACTCTTAGGCTCCAGAAAGGTGTTGCCGCCTATCAAGTCAAGCTCCCCTCCCGTCCTCACCAGATTGAAGGGAGTGTTGAAAACCCAAAGCAGCCTACCGTGGAAGTTCCTCCTCTCATAGAACATGACCCTGTGGACTATGTGGTCATCTTCTGTTCCGTATTGCCAAGGCATTTTATCCCTCCTTCTTGATCCGTCTTAACATCTCCTCTACCATGTCGTCCCTGTCGTGGACGGTATCGCCTTTGTGCCAAAGCATAAAGGGCATTTCGACCGCTGAATCAACGGTCTCGTCAATGATCACCGGAAGACTCTTCAAAAAAAGCTTGCGAAGGGACTGGATGACTACCTGCTGCCCTGTATAGGCGATGACCACGAGGCAACCCTGCCTTTCTAGGATTCTCGCCGTCACAGCAAGGCGATACTGTAGCAAGAGCTCTGTCCTGTCATCCTTCGGAGGAAGCTTGAACTCCTTCACAAACTCTCCGCCGTGAAGCATCACAGCCTTCTCATAAGCACCGGCGATAGCCTCACCGAGTCTTCTCTCCTCCACCTTGTTCTTCTCTCCCGTTATCCAGATTACCATCCCTATCCCTCCTTTTCAACCTGGCACAAGTCCCATCCTTGATGGCCTGGTCGCACCAGAACCAGTGAATCCGACGGTTGTGAGAGCAGTAAAGGCACTCTTCCCACATTCCCCACCACTCCACATGTTTTCCCCCCTCCTGGAGGCAGCGGCTCTGGCCGAGGGACGGATAGGGTCGGCCCTGCGCTTACGCCTCTACCTCGCGGATCGAAGACCCGAGCCGCCTCCACTTCTTATAGGCTTCCCAACACCTCGGCCAGATTTCAATCGGGCCCTCAATAGGTGTATAGCGATTGCTCTTGATCCCTGGGTTCCACTTCTTCGGTCCTAGGCTCTCTACGTCCACGACCCTGAAGGGAGCCCCGGTGTCCGCGAGCCCCACATCACAGGCCTTGTTCATCTCTAGCCAATACCAACAGCACTTCTCCGTCAAGCTCCAATCATCCCAGAATCTCGTCGATGGCCGGATTCTCCACTGCTCTGCGCGCTGCACGGCGAGCGGCCAAGAGGGGTCCGGGTTGTAGTAGCGTATAGAGAGCATGCTCCTCACACTCGACTCCGGGTCTCTAAGAAGCCATATGAATTCAGCCTGGGGGTCGAGTTCACAGATCGCCGGGATCACAAGACTTTGCTTGAGATCGACTACAAGGTCTACTGGGGCCCACAGCCTCGCCCTGAGTCTGTGTTCCAACCTCTGTAGCAGCTCAGGACTCCTCTCCCCTCTCCAGTACCTGGCCGCCTCTTCTACAATGAGCGGGTAGGGCTCGTGGAGCCCACCGTTCTCGAAGGCATAAGTGGCTGTGCCACATCTGCCAGCCCCTATCCCCCAGATCATGCTAGCCTCCTGCCACGCCAACCCTCCGCTCACCGAAGTGCTCATAGCCCTCGTACATATCGTTCGCTCTGTACGCGTGGAGCTTCATCCACTCTACGTTCCCTCTATTAGAAGGATTCAAGATATGGTCTTGTTCCCTGCCGTCGAGAGAGCGGAGTTCGTCTACGAGACACATAATGTCATCCTGCTTGATGTTGTAGGAACCAGGCACTCGGAGATCCATGAATGATCTTGGCTCCCACATAGTCCCCAAGCTAGTTTCCACAACGTAGAAAGGGAATATCCTCACCCTTTCCCAGCGAGGATCGTAGAACATCGACCTGTGCAGGATTACCGTACTCCTCGTTGCCATTTCTAAGCCTCCTTTCTTAAGAGACATCCAAACCACGGCTTGACGCCGTATTCATAGCACACCTCGCCGAAACGCTCGGCTCCCAGCAAGTCTAGATGCTGAGGGTGACCATCTTCCGCCCCCTTGAACTCTGCTATATGTGCATTGCAGACCATCAACCCTCCAAGGTTAAGTCTCACGAGAAGCTCTCTCAGAACTTCCTCAGGATTCGTGAGGTGTTCGAGAACGTCCTTGACTACGATAACATCGAAGACCTCGTCCGGCAGATACTCCCTGCCGTCTGCTCCTTCCATCCTCACCACCTCGAGGTTCTCCGCAAATCCATGCCTTTCGGCTCGCCACTCCAGAAAGTCCATAGGCCTGATGTCGAGGTCTATCGCCAGCACGCTCACCCCATGCTGGGCCATGATCTGGGCCCCTATCCCAACTCCACAACCGAAGTCTAGTCCGCGCTTAGGCTTCACCTCCCTCACATAGGTTGTGAACTGCCCCCAGTCCTTCCTCCTTTTGCTGTTGTAGTAAACATTCCTAGCCACGGAGAGGTCCTGGATGGAGTCATCTTCGTAAACGCCCTTCATCTCAGATGCCGTTTCTGGCTTCATCTCAAGCCACTTCTCCTGGAGCCCTGCCATAGATTTTATGACAAGGGTGTAGTACTCATCGCTTTGGACACCCAAGAAATCTAACATGTCGTAGTAGAGCTTCTCATTGAATCTGTGCATGGCCGCCATTTCTGGATCTATGACAGACGGATACCAGACTTTCCTTTCCCCTACATGTCCAACCTCGTGGCCCGTGTGGCAGAGGACCTTCCAACCTTTCTCGAGCATTCTCAGGCAGATCTGCACATCAGTCCCAAGGTCCGCTTCGTTCCAGAAGTATGGTTCCATCATGTCCTTGAAGGCGGCCATGCGGAAGAGCATGCATCCACCTCCAGTAACTCCAACCTCCATAACCTCGCCTGTCAACTCGTGGGGTTGATAGTAGTCCGCAACCGAAGTCCCTATCGGAGTCATCTTCACCCACATGACAACTGGGTGCTCGTCACCCCCCTTGTGTTGGTAGAGACACCCTGCGACACCCGCATCCGGCTCATCGTCGAGCATCTTCATAAGCACCTCAAACGTATTCGGGCTGAGCACCGTGTCATCGTCTATCTGCCACATAAACTCACAATTGAGGTTCAGCGCGGTCACCGTAAGGCGATTCTTCGCTCGGAACTGCTCCTTCTTCATTTCTATCTCGAAAAAGAACTCATAGTCCCCAGAGTGATACTTGCCCAAGGTGTAGAACGCCTTCAAAGCAGCTTGCTGCGCCTCGGCAATAATACCATCAAAGGCGACTATCCCTATCAGGACTCGTCGCTTCTGCGACGATTTCTTCAATGTTGAGTCCACTGATCCTCTCCTGCTCTTTGAGCCACTTCTCGAGCTCCCCCCTCTTCTTCTCAGCCTTACGTTTCCTCGCCCTCGACCGCTGCCTCCCATGTTCCCTGTTCACTCTCCCCCAGTATTTCTCGTTGTCGATGTTGAGAAGGTCGGGGTCTGGCGGGACCATATCGGCCTGGATCAAGTGCACGAGGCCGAGCTCGAAAAGCTTCTCTTCCTCCGGAGTTATCTTACCAGCTCCGAGTGGGACCCCCCTGAATTTATTGAGGCCGCACTCGCAACCGCCCTTATCCTTATTTTCCTTCGTTAGTATAGCGAAGCACTCTGGATAGCTACACCTTACAAACATAAACTTCTTGTGGAGTCTCTTCTCTGTCCCCCTCCCTTTCCCCTCACCAGGAAGGAACACCTTTTCTCTCCCACTCTCCTGCATAGCTTCTCTCCTGGAGGGGAGATCCCCTTCGGTGAAGGGAATCTCCCGCTAGGGTTAAAGACACATGATGAACGCAGCGGTGGCTGCTGTCGTCCAGACCACACTGCCAAAGGCGAAGCCCTTGTAGTAGGTATGGGCGTTAGTGCCTGTTCCGGTCACTCCCTCCATGCAGTACAGAGCACCTGCACTTTGAAGGGCCATACCAGCAAGCAGCTTGGTTGCTGTGTTCTGGCGAAGCCTCACGGCGCTATGGTAGCCCCACACCTGGACAAGGCCATAGGCCCCAGATGCGATACTCTCAGCCACCACGCCAGCGATGGCCGCATAGCCAATACCATGAACTCCATCAGCGGCTGGCTTCTCCATGCCCACGCCATCAGCGTCCGTAGTGTAGTCCCACCGCACTGCGTAGCCATTGCTCCAGGCATCTCCACTGGAGTTGTAGCCGACGACGAACACCTTCTCCGGATCGCTCCGGTTCACTCTCTGAAACAACATCTTGCTTCCTCCCTTTTTAACCCCTCTCCAAGAGGGGCCTTTTGACTGACCATTCCGAGAAGCGTATCACAATGTAATACGCCTCTCGAAATGCGTTTTGTTAAGAGGGTTAAAGTTATGCCGTGATCGGCACTGTGATCCCGTAAATGACACCTTGCTTTCTCCTGTTGGTACAGGTCAGGTTCATCATCGCAAGGATCTGCGACACCCTGGCGTCCTGGTTCTCCGGCCTCACAAACGGAGTCGTGATAAAGTCCGTCGCCGAATCTATCACTAGCTCCAGAAAGTCGGTGTTCAGGAACATCAATGTCCCATAAGCCCAGTTCGCGCTGTCGTACTTGTAGCCGCCTTCGATGTCCGGCATCATCTCGTCCCAGATCATATCTCCACCCTTGAAACGCACACTCTCGTAGCCCAGGGACACCGGACCCCTTGTGTCGTTGGTGTACCTGTGCTTGTCGAACAGCGAAGCTTCGTAACTCTCATAAGTGAGCTGATCTGCCAGTACAACATCTGGAAAGCCACCAGCACCACGACCACAGGCGTTGTAGAGCCACCTCATAGCTGTCTGCAGGAGAATCCACGTCGTGATGGAGCCGAAGCCCCTATCAGCGTTGTGGCCTCTCCCAGCGTGGGTAGACCTCCCGTCCACAGCCCTGGGCCTCCACCAGGAGTAGGTATTCTGGTTGATGTTCCCAACAGCTACGGAACCGCCTGGGTCTTTGGGAATGAGGTGCGGGAGAGGGTCGAGATCGGAGCTCGCGGACATGCCGTCCCCAGCACTCCAAACTCCCGCCGCCACTGTTTTGCCAAGAAGTTGAAGGTTTACCTCATCACGGAGAGACAGCTCGAGCTGCTGGATCTTGGCCTGCAACAGATCTCGGATCTTGCTCTCTCCGGCGTTCTGCCTTTCTTCCTTACGAGAAATGGCTACAGAACCGGCCAGTTGCCTCCAAGTGAAGAAGGCCGCTGTGATGCCATCCTGCGGGGTGACGTCCAGCTGGTCATAGCCACTGTAGCTCTTAACGGTCGTGTTCTTGCCGTAAAGGAGCTGACAACGGATTCTCTCACCTCCGTTGACCATTCTGATACCCTTCCTCTTGGTCTTTTTCCTTCCCCACGCTCCGTAGAGCGCACTCAGAAAGGACGAAGATGTAAAGATGTTGTCGAACAAACCTTCACGGACGTTCTCGAAGGAGAGAGACAGGACGGCGTCATAGCTTATGGATCTGGTAGAGGGAATTGCCATTCTAACCTCCCCTTTCAGCTACCTGCTTCTTTGCCAGGTCCCAGGCCTTGGCGAAGTCGGCCCCTCTTGAAGGGTCAAGTACCTTGCCTTTCCTAGCCAAGCGGAGAGGAGCTCTACCAGCTCTCTCGCCCGTACTCGCCCTCTTCAGAGTGATCTTCCTCTCCCTTGCCTTGGCCCGCGCACCAGGTCCTCCCTTCCTCCCTGAGGCCCTCTCATAAAGAAGGTCAGGGTTGTTCATGAGGGTTGGATCTACGCGAACAAGTTCAAGCATCTTCCTCTCGAACTGTTCCCAATCTGGGTAATTCTTGTCCAGATACTGTAGAGTAGCCACCACTTGAGGGTGCGGCCTCCTAGCTGCCGGCTTTGCCGGTCGCGCGGGTGCTGCCGCTGGTTTCGCAGCCAAGCCTTTCTGCATGGACGCGAAGCCAGCCTGCATCAGACGTGCCAAATACTGAGGCATAGTTTCTCCGGGACGTGGCTCTTCGGCAGGAATCTCAACCGCAACTTCAGCGGCTGGAGCTGCTGCCGCCGGTGTTCCTGCGCTAAGTTCCACTCCGTAATACCCTGCAAGATCCTGGAGAGCCGCTGCGGGATCTTCTTCAAGAACCCTCATGAGTTCCTGGGCTGGCCTCAACATTGCAAGCTCCCTGTTGAGATCCTTGATCCTCCCCTGCAGCTCTTCAACACCTTCCCCTTCCGGGCCTGGGGCTCCCTCGTCCTCTTCGATGACGACCTCGAAACCAAGTGCCTTAGCGACCTCGATCCTCTTGTCCTCCAGATCGAGTCCCTTGTCGACGCTCAGCTCCTCCTGGTCAATCAGGAGATCAAGATCGTTGCCTTCGAGACTTAACAAGCTCTCCCCGTCAACCGAGACCTCCTCTCCCGCAGGAACGCCTTCGCCCTCTTCATCCCCAGGACCTGGTTCAGCACCCTCCTCAGCAGGAGTTGCCGGTGCGGGACCAGTGCCCTCTTGTCTTACGGCGAGTGGGGTACGGTAGCCCATTTCTTCACCACCATGTTCCTCGCCCTCGAAATCCTTCTCAGTCATGATTTCCTCCTATCGGATTAATACCAAGACCCAGGGAATCCCTTCAACCTGTTGCTTCTGTACTCCCGGAGTCCCCTTTCCTTCATAAGCTTCTTTCTGTGCTCTGGACTTTCTACAAGAACCGGCACTTCGCCGAGGTGCTCCTCGACATAAGGGTAGCCGGAAATGTCCCTTCTCACAGACAGGGAGATAATCTTCTTAGACCTCGATTTGCAGACCGGACACGTGATCTCCTCCGGGAAATCCGTAATAGGGAAGATCTCCTCTGTCAGATGGCCCTTTTTGCACTCGTATTCATAGATCGGCATCATGCAATCCCCGCCGAGTCCCCTGGGGCTCCGGCCCCGTCTCCATCACCTGCTCCTTCACCTTCGCCTCCGTTTCCACCTTCCGCGCCGCTCCGCTCCCTTTGCCTCTTTAGTCTCTGCTCTTCCTCGTACTCTCGACGAAGTCTCTGCCTTTCAATCTGCAGCTTCCTTACCCATTCGTCCCATTGTTCTATGCGATGGAGTCTTTCATATTCCTCCCTGGCCTCAGGGTAGACGATGTTGAACTCTTCACCTCCAGCCGTCCTCATCTGCGGCTCCATCCATTCCATAGGAGTTTCGAAGGTGAAGGGGTCCGGTTTTCCGAACTCGGGGTACGTGATCTCCGGAGACTCTCCGCCCCCTATCTGTGGCCTTAGATAGTACCCCTCTGGCCACGGCTGGAACCTTCCTTCACCCATGGCATAGCCTGGGCCCTCGAACACTCTGCTGAAGGCCTCAGCAAACCTGCTTGCTGGGAGGTCCCCTCGGCCAAGTTCAGTTGTGAGCCATCCCGTTGCCTCTGGGTCCCATCTCGTACCTCTATAAAGATCCGTCCCTTCCCAACCAGTCTCCCCGCCAGTGAACTCGCCTAAAAGTCCCCTCGCTCTCTCCGGATAGAGCTCCTGAAGCGCCTGCAGGGCGTAGCGCCCCTCTTCACCTGTGCCTCTAAACCTCTCCGGCACGAGCCCTCGAAGCGGGCCTCCCTCGGCGACAGCCCCAGCCCGGCCAAGATTGAGGTTCCACAAGGCCTCCCTCGGCGCGATCCTCCCAGGCCCCATCGGCGCAGGGGGAGCCGGGGCCACAGTAGAGAGCCACTGTTCTCTGGTCCAAGGTCCCCGATAGGGAGGTGGCTCGCCAGTGGGAGCCTCCATCCTCGGATCGGTGAAGCTCCACAGATCCGTCGCCGGATGAGGGTTGAACCACTCCATCGGCAGCCTCGGGTCGTACCCATAGGGCCCCGTCTCCCTCGGGGTAGGGGTCGGGATGCTAACTGGGCCTGGGTGCGTCAGATGGAACATGTAAGGCTCCCTCCAGTTCAAGGCCCATTCAGGGTAAGCCCTACCAGGCTCCCAGTCGAAGCGACGGCCATCTACTTGGTATCCCCATTCCTCTTCAGGCACTTTATTCCTCCTTGACCTCCTCCTCCACTATCAGGGGAGGACGCCCCTCCTTTTCAAGCTCTACTGGAAGACCTTTTTGTATGTTCATCCAGTCCATCCCGAAGACGAGCTGGCGCATATCTTCCAGATGTTCCCTCTTTGCCTCCAGGATGCCCTCTGCTTCTTTCACCTTGTCCGAGATAATGCCAAGCTCCGCAAAGCCATCGACGAGCTGCTTGGCTACACCCGCCGTGGCGAGTCTGTCTAGAACCCTCGGAATGACGAAGGTCGGGTCTGGTATGCTTCCTATATCATATTCGACCCAGCTCCAAGCTACCTCGCCCTTCTTGACAGCCACGGGATTGAGCACCTCAAGGTGCTCGCCCCAATCCTTGTAAATCACTATGTGTATAGCGTCCATCTGGTGTGGACGATACACAGCTACACTGATTACCCTATCCATCCCTATCCTCCTTTAGCAACCTGTCAACCTTCCCCTCAATCCTATCCAGCCCATCTGTGATAGGCTTGAGCTTCAGAGCACAGAACTCGTCGTGGGTCCTCTTATCCAGCTTGCCTCTGTTGCTCCACATTTTACCGCCACCTATCCCAAGGACACCTATAAGCACAGCTCCTATGGCTATCTCAGTTGGGGTCATTTCGCAGCCACCTTTCGACTCTGCTCAGCCACCTCCCGAGGCCTCGTTGCTCCCTGCTGCTGCCCACCTCGCCCCTGCTGCCCACCCTGAATTGTCTGCATTTGCATGGCAAAGATGGCGAGCTGCCTCACTTCCTGTACGAGGGCTTCGTTCCCAGAAATAGCCGGAAACTTGTCCATGGTAGCTCTTAGCAATGTATCGCTCAGTGCCAGGAGAGGATTCTTGGCAATGAGGTCCAGGAACTGCAGCAACTGAGCCCTTTCTACCATCAAGGTATAGCGTCTCTCTTCGTCCGCTCTGACCTCGAAGAGAAACTCCCCTTCAATCTTCTCAAAGTCCTCTGGGCCGAAGAACACCCAAGCAGCACCAGCTGGCCCAGTGACTTCTATTGCCCCATCCTGGGTAAGATTGGCCTCAACGCACTTGTGGAGCTTGGCCGTTACCCTGCAGATGAATTCCATTACTATCTCGTGGTCATCGAGCTCACCCTCCCGTGCTCTTCTCTCCACGATCTCAGCCTCCGTGGCACTCTCCGCCTGTGGCACATTCCTTTGCAGGGTCCCTACCCCACTTATCTCGTCGAATTCCATCCGGAGTTTAGAAGTGTCAAAGTAGTGAGCCTGGTCGAGAGGGGCGTCCTTTATAGGCTCGAGCCTTGAATCAGTACCCTCTGCCCTCGCGTAGGTTCCGTCCTCCGCCGCCTCGAGTTTGCTAATCTCCTCATCGTCGAAGTTGAAATAGATATACTTCCGGCCATAGCGCTTCAAGTGCAAAGCCATCATGTTCCTTCGGACATTGTACTCAAGCTGAGGCCCCATCCAGTTGAAGAACCCAGGAATGGGATAGAAACTGCCCCTTCTTTCAGAGAACTTCAGAAATTCAAAGGGATGGCCATCTATTCCTGGAGGCGTTTCTTCTGGCCCCCTCAATGGCCTGTCGTGTCCCCTCGCGATAGTGGTCACTTCTCCGCGTCGGAGATCATAGATCTCGTAAAGGACTACCACCTGGTCCTCGTCAAGAGGTGGTCCTGGGTCGCCGAACCTCAGATAGGGCATCTTGAACTCGTCGTGCTTCAGATATACCTTTTCCACCTCTTCAAGCGCAGACGGACCCAGCTCGACCGTCCCTGCATAAAGAGGATCGTCCTTCACGTCTTGGACACTCCGGAAGATCTTGTGGGCGACCCATTTCCCTGTCTTGTCCACATCGTTGGAGCAATTCCTGTCAACGAGGACGCATTCATAGTCGACCCAGTCTATGAAAAAGTCCTCCTTTACAACGCTCTTGTCCCCCTGCAGCAACATCTGGGCCCCATCGTAGACAAAGTCACCCCTCGAATCCCTGACCGGCCTTCCAGCGTCTGCGTTGTCCTCCATCTCCGCCATGTAGCCCACCTTGATGCAGCCGAAGGCCCACATGGCACTTAGGTAGGACATCGACGCCTCTTTGGACAAGCCAAGTGTCCCGACCAAGTACTGGAGAACAGCCTCCCTAAGCTCCGACTGGGCCTGCAGTTGCTGGACGAGATTCACGTCCGCACGGAAGGTCCTCTGCGGCCTCACAGCTACATTCAGGCGGCGTGGCACTACGGTTCTCTTGAGAATCTTAAAGGCAGCGAAGAGCAAATTGATACTGAACCAAGTCTCCTGGCTCTTCCACCAGCTAGGCATTTGGTGGCCCTCGTAGAGCTTCTCCAACGCATCTAACTGGAATTCCTCCGCCCACCTCCTCTTTTCGTGCTCGGCCTCAGCCATGCGCCACTCCCACAGCTGTTGCAGTTGGGTCTTTCGGGAGCGCTCCTTCCTCTTGACCTTCAGTTTCCTTTCATATCTCTTATAGACGGCCATTCACCTCTCCCCTCAATGCCTGTTCTGAGCGCCCCTCGCCTTCTCGTAACTTCGATAGACACCCAGGCCGAGCATGCCGACAATCACAGGCCACAAGTCCTCCAAGCCCATAGGCGGCGGCGGCTTCAGTTCGGTGAACCAGATAGTCATAGCCCATATAAGGTTGGGATACACTAAGTAGTGGTAGCCGACTGAGATGCCACAGATCCAACCGATGAAAGGCCTCCACCCGGCAACGAACAGCGATCTGTGTTGGGCCTCCACCATATTGACATCAGCTTGGCCCTGCTGAGCCATCTGGTCGCCCTTCTGCGCCAGCTCCTCCAGCTTAGCTCTGGTCTCCGGTCTCATGTCCCCGGTTATCGCAGATCTTATATCCAGAGCAAGGCCGCCGATACCCTTAGCCAATCCCCTGGCGGTCTCCGCCCCTGCCGTTCCAAAGATTTTCCCGATGAAACTCATTCTCCCTCCCCTCCAGGATTAATTAACTCGAAGTGTACGAGGTCGTGAAACTTCTGATCCTTCCAAGTAAAGTCTCCGTCCCAGTCGCCACCCCACCTCAGCTTAATTCCAAGCTGGGTGGCTATGCCGAGGACGAAGCCAGCAAAGAGATAGAACCTGTATGTGTCCCCCCACTCTATAGGGTGAGGGGCAGCATCGACTGCCTCGGAGAGCGGTTCCTCTTCAGGGAGCGTGTTGTGTTTACTCTCCGGCCATCTCTTAGTACTCTGCCCAACCTCGAAGAGCCTATTCTGCCTGGCCTTCCCCCTGTGCCCTTCTATGATCGTAGTGTCCACATACTTGGAAACTGTGTAGAACACAGACTGGAGCTTCGGGTGGCAGGTCTCCAATTCCCTCTTCGAGCTCTCGCTATACGGGTAACTTTCCATCAGCCACCGTGCCTCTTATAAGTGTGAACCTCTCCGCTCACCGTCCTCCCCCCTCTGGGACCCTTCTTCCCACCAGGCCTGACGCAGACGTTCATCCACCTTCTCTTGCCGCCTTTGCCAAGCCGCATCCTCCGAACCTTCCCGCCTGCTTTCACGCAGGCCTCGAACGCTTTTGGCATCTCTATCCACCCTTCCTTGCCTTCTCCGAGAGCCTTCGGAGCCTCTTTTCGCTGAGGAACCGCAGGAGATCACCGTGCTCCGTTAACTCCGCAGGTGTGGCTCCTTGCTTCTTCATAGCTTCCAAGATGCGGTCTACCATAGCCCTCCGCCTGACCAGACCCGGCCCCCAAGAGCGAAGCAGACGAGAAAGACCTGCAGTTTCCTTCTCCGCCTCTGCAAGCTGCTCGAGAGTTTTCCCCCTACGCCGAGTTGCTTCCAAAGCGCCCTTCATCTTTGTATGGGCACTCTCGAACTTCGGCCAGTTCCTCCTCATTCCCTCGGCAGAAATCTTTGCGGCCTCTCTGAAGCTCTTCCCCTCGTTGATCGCCCGCTCGAAAGCCTGTGCGAAGAATTCCTCCGGATTGGTCTTCCAAGCAGTGTGACCGAGACGGCTGCCGCCAGGGAGCTTCAACAATCGTTTCCGAAGTGCGTACATTCTTCTCGACAGGGACATCCTCTCGGACATCAAGTCCCTAAGTGCCGACCCAGGCTCGCTCTCCGAACTTAGATAGGAGGACAGTGCATGTCCTGTTTCATGTGTCATAGTCCCTGGGCCGTAGAGTTCCGGCTCCAGCCGTATCATCTTCTGAGCCGGGCTCCACTCGCCCCTGCTTCCAAGACCAGGTTGGAGGTGAAGCTCGTCGACTGCTTCCCTCCAGAACTCTCTCGGGATGGCCCTTCGTAGCTTCCGCATTCCAGTTGCGTGTCTCTTAAGTTCAGAGACGAACATCCCACTGCTCTCAAGGCGGTGCTTTAAAGCCTTAGCCAGAATCTTGTGCACATCCTTCTTTGCAATAGCCCCAGGACCAAGTCCAAATGCAGCTTGCTCAGGATCTCCAACTTTCTCTCCAGCCAACCTGAAACTTTCTATAAGGTCCGCGATAAGCCTCTTCCTCTCCTCCTCCGAGGCAGGCTTGGGCCTCCTCATATAGTCCGTTCTACGGGGTCTTGGCACCTTTGCACCTCGGACAGTTCGGGTCGGGACACCCACACTTCAGTGCTTGTATCTTGTTGCACTTGCCGCAGAAATAGAAGTCGCCGCTCGTGTGCTTGTGAAAATCGCTAAAGGAACCGCAGCCACCACAGACGTGCACGTAGGAGCTTCCGCTAGGATCGTTGAAACCAAGCGTGAACCCCTTACCCGTTGGCTTGGTCAGACTATGTTCCCTGACCATGAAATCTTCCAACTTCTCTTTTTCCGTCATCTCAAGTGAATCAATCTCCCTTTATGGATGATTGCCTCCCTGTCGTAGTTCCCAGACTTCCTCCATTTTATAGCCCTCTTCCTAGCAGCTTCAAAGGTATTGTAGGGAATGACTTTGCCTTTTGGCTTCGGAGCAGGGAAGCTCATCACCAGATAGCGGAGTCCGTCACAGCCGTGATCGTTCCTCTTGATTGGCTCTTCCGGCCAATCGTCTTCCTCCCTCGCTGGCTCCTTCCAGGCATAGTTCCTGATTTCCCCGGCCTCCCCTACGAGGGGCTCCATCGAGGGATGATCCATGAAGAAGAGGTGGCCCATCAAAAGCAGCGTGGCCACCCTGTCTATACCAACATTTACCTGATTATTCGCCCTAGTAATACCCTTCACCGCATAGGGCTCTTCCTTGTACTCGTCGGCGATACTGTACTGGACCTCCCTGTTCTTCCCCGCCTCTACCACAATCTTCCTCGACCTGTCCCTGTCCCAGATCCTCGGATCAGCATAGATAGGACCAGGCTTCTCTCCCAACCCAAAGGTCTTATGAATCCCCTTCCTATGGTCACTCACGAGGCCGGGAGAGTAATAAAGCCTGTTACAGACAATAACAGGGTAGTGGTCGTAGAGCGGGTCCATCTTCTCTACTCTATCCTCGCCAAGGATCTGTTCAAGCTGAATTCTGTCTGAAAGGCCAGCAGCAGCCCTCAGAAAGGCAGTCGGGTTCTGCTGGCCGTGGTCGAGACCGTTAACCCTCTTCCATTCCGGCGGCAGCTCTCTATGTGGAATAATATGAAAGTTCGGGTCGAATTCCTTGTAGATCATGCCACTCGCAGCTTCCCATCTCCCATCGAGGTACTTGTCCCTCCACCTTTGCGGAAACGTGACAAAGAGTTCTGGGTAATCCTCAGGAAGCGCAAAATTGTCTTTGTAGTTGGCACTTATGAAGAGGTGGTTGGACAGCTTCTGATCTACGAATCTCCGCTTGATCCACCCAGCCTCGGGGTTCGCGCTGAGAAGGCCCTTTCTGCTGATCCTCGGAACGCCCTTTCTACGGAGGCGAGTAACAAACATAAGGAAAATTCCCTCGCTGACTTCCGTCGCCTCGTCAATACAGAAAAACCCCAAGTTGAGAGACTTGATCCGCTCAACGTTATCAGCGTCAAGACCCGTAAACCAAATCTTGGAAGGGGGGTCCAGAGCTGTAAGTGTAAGAAGCCCTTCTGCTTTGTTAAAGACGCAACCCAGCCCCCTCCACTCCTTCGAACCGGGAATGAGTACCTCATCGAAGAAAACCTCCATTGTAGAGAGCTTGAGAGCAGGACCACTCTGCCTTGCTATAACCCCGAAATTCCCTGGGAAGTCTGTAGAGAGCTGCTTCCCAGCCTCGCACAAGAACCTAGACTTCCCTCCGCCCATTGCGCCGCCGTAGAGGATGAACTGCTCCTCAGCACAGTGAGCTAGGACCTGCTTCTCGTTGGGTATGTAGTCGCTGTGAATGTCCATCAAGCTATCTTCCTGATATAAACCTGTCCGTAAACTTCGTTCTCGCCACTATTTATGATAGAACCTTCACCTAGACCTGACGCGTGAGTGCCTTTGCAATAGTAGTCGATTTCAAACACTTTTTGAGCCGCTATAGTGACTATACCCTTCACTTCCAAAGAAACGTGCTGCGCCGTGCTACAGTATCCAATTGGCCCGCCTGTTAGCGTCGTACCATCTGTAATGTTTCTGATCCTCAACCTCCCGGACGTGGAAGTGTAAATATTGTGGGTAGCTATTATCACGTAGGTCCCGGCTTGTAGCGTAAACTGGTTAGAGGCTAGAGTCACTATGCCTTCCGGATCAAATTTCTCTACATTGTACGGGCAAACTAGCCAGGTGTTTGCAGTAGTCGCGCCTCCATCTACTCCAGAAGCGACTTCGTGGTTTAGTAGGGCGAAAACATCTTTCAGAGTAAGGGTGTTTCCAGAAAGCTCTATGCCTACCCCGTCAACTACATTGGCATTTAACTTGGACCCTTCAACCGCGCCCGCTTTTATTTTTGCTGTCTCCACCGCGTTGGCTGCCAACTTCGCCGCTGTTACAGCCAGATTGGCGATGGTTAGTGCCCCACTGGCGGCTAAGGTAGCATCACTACTCATGGTCTTAGGAACAGGATCGGCTCCAGTCGCGCCAACCACGAGTTGGCCGTCGGTCATAGCCGCGAGCGGGGTAATAGCTCCTACTCCAGAACCGACGAGAACACCGTGGTCCGTAAGATCGCAAGAGGCGAGGAAGGTGTAGGCGGCCTGCAGAAGGTCATTCATCTCCCTGACGTTCTTGTGTATAAGACCGACACCTGCATATTCAGCTTCCCAGGGGGCTGTGCACAGAACCTCAACTCTCTGTACGGTCTCCGGAGGGCCCGCCACGTCAATGATAGCCCGGATTTCTGCCAACGCCCCTTCTATCTCATCGGCCTCATAGAGACTTAGAGCGTCCAGTATGGGGATATGGCTGGCTCGGAGTTGTGTCTTCGTCTCCAGAGCCCCAGTCGGCCCGTAGCGCTGAAACGTGCCAAGACCAAGCTCTACATCCTCGTAGCCGAGCTTCCCCCTTTTAGCTTGGGTTGTCATAGGCTATACCTTTAGATCTTTAGGACTCGGCATTATGGCACTGAGTACAAGCCAAAAATCCCCGCCATCGAGATCGTCGCAATAAAGGCCGTTGCCGAAATTGAGATCAATATTCTCGAAGTGAGGACTCAGATCGCCGGTTGCAGCAGTAAACTTGAAAATCGGGGCTCCGTCGTCGTTGACGAGGGAAACTTTGTGAGCGTTGGTAGCACCGCACCAGAAGATATGCCTGATCGTGCCGTGCTCGCCATCCCCGAAGATCGCTGTCTTCGCGGCGATTGCAGCGTCTATGTTGACCATGAGGGGACCCTTACCGTCTAGATACTTGTGGATCGCCATGTTAGTCTTCCTCCTCTTCATCTACGGTGAAGATCTCAAAGCCGCCCTCCCTCAGGTCTTTGAGCTTCTTCTCCACCTCTTTCGGGTCTTCGCCCGGTCTTGGGGTGTAGCTGTGAAAGTGAATGACCTTATCTCCGATGTGAACGTCACTCTGCTTGGGGTGCCCGGTTCTGTCGAGGATCTCGAAGGCAACTCTGGCACGTATCTTGCTTTGAGGGGTCGGGGCGTAAATTTCCTCGGCCAGGACCTCAATGGCCCTCCCGGTCAGGGAGCGAAGTTCGTCGGCGGCGTCTACCATAGAAAGCTCAAGGTTCTCGATGAGTCGGTTGAGCTCGGCAAGCCACAGGGGTGAGTTCATGATGATGGAGACCTGTGTAACAGACATGCCAAAGATCTCCGAAATTTCTGTCGCCGTCTTCCCCGCCGCTGCGTACCGGAACATCGCCCGGTGGTGGGGCTTCAGAGCCTTTATGGTAATCTTGTCGCTGCGGTCCTCTGCAGCTATCCTACCCATTGTTTCACCTCGCTCTTTAGATCCATGCCTAGTTCTACTCATACACGATAACACAACTTTTGGAACTAGGCAAGGAAATTTTCTTTAGTGGGAGGAAAAAAAGTTCGGCGAAGAGCGCAATGATGCCATATCGTGATTTGGCAACACTACGCCAAACGCAGAGTCGACGGAGAGCCATATCACGATGTGATACACTTCTCGCCCTGTCACGGTGCCGAGGGAAAGGAGCCACCCTCAGAAGGTTTCTGTAGTCTTGAAGATTGTCTTCAAATAGCCCCAGGGGGGTCGGTCCCCCCCTTGGTCCGTCATGCACGTCCGGGGAATACATACTAAACCTGTGGGAATGGTGGGAACAGACTTTGCACATGCAAGAACCATACCATTGCGGCTGAATGTAAAAAGATTCACAAGTGCATTTTTTGGTTGACACGGCGAAATGCGTCATGGTACAATTCGCAGAGTGGTTCGGGGAATACCCGAAATCTTGGCACATGCAAAGAATGTGCCAAAATCACGGAAAGGTGGTGATAAAATAATGGCTGAAGAAAAAGCAACAAAAGTGCAGAGGATCTCACTTCCACCCGGCGGTTATATTTGCCAAGGTGAACAGCTCTTTCTACGTGGATACGTAAAACCGGGCCAAAAATTCGACTACTCTTACGAGTACAGAATGCCTGTCCCGGTCGGATCGACCGTAGAAGAACTGGACGCAGACACAAAGCGGCTTTTTGGCGATGCATGCTCCCTAGATATGCTTCTGAAATACGGTGTTCTGAATTTCGCCACGAAAGCGGATAATGCGGCAAAGCTAGAGCTAGGACTGATTTCTGGGCAATTTGACCATGACGACGACTACTCCGCAGAAAAACACATTGCCATGCAGACGAAGTTTGAATCCTGGCGTCCCGGCGTACGCGAGCGCAAAGCAATTACGACGGCAGAACAAGCTGAACAGCTTGCCGACGAAGACCCCGACGCAATGATCGCTGCACTGATCGCAAAAGGTTTGCTGCCCGACGATTTCTCGCTAGAGGAGTAAGCGAATCCGCCCAGACCGATACCCCGGATACCGAAGCCCTGTCCGGGGTTTTTTTATGCCCAGAAATCACCGCCGAGAGGGTTTCTTTCATTGTAGGGGCCCACAATTACTATTCTATTGCTACAACTGCTTGAAAGTGGTCAGATCTAGTGCCCAGCCCCATCGTTGTTTGCTGTTGGCGAGTAATTTTACGTGATCTCGCTCTTGTTTCGCTTCAGAGCGAGGCTCCTGGTTCTTATATGTTTAGTTTTTTATTTTTTTTTTCTACTAAAGGGCAGATAGAGCTCACAGGCTCGCTCACAGGCTGTAGACCATTTACAGCCAGAGCAATATTACATACAATTACCTACCAACACCGAACAACACTAGGGGAAGGCCAGAAAATTCACCACTTTCAAGCAAGAAAGGTGATAATTGTCTAGGCGAGTTGACGGTTGTGTGGTATGGTGATTGCAACCTCAACCACCACGACCACCTCGAAAGGAGAACAACATGACCAGCAAATTTCCGGTAACAGATAAATGGTATCGCTATGTCGGGGACGAAAACATGGGGAAGATGCTCGACCTCCGCGAAGGCCACTCGCTTGTCCTCAAGATCCCCACGCACGAACTGCAAGCCTGCAAGTGGCAATGGTACAAAACCCTGCAATGGATCGGCAAGACACATGAGTATAGGCTCAGCATGGACATGCCCAGGGCCACGTTCACGATTCTTCGAAGGCCAACCGCCCCGATAGAACCAATCGAAGCAATCGTTGAAGGTCCACCTCAATCCTTCGAGTCGGCAGAAGGAGGACCGGCTGACCTCCTCACAGGCAGCCAGGCAGACCTCGTGAGACTCACCATCGAACACCTCGAAGGAATGACTCCGGAAGACATGGCTGAGGCCATCACGAAATGTCTCGGGCATCCCGAAACATTGCCCTTTATTAAGAAGGCTGTCCAGAAACACTTTGGACTCACGACTGACCCCAGCCCCTCCATCACCCCTCTGGACGAGAGGGAACCCGACGAGGACTTCATTGACAGTCTCACCAAGGACGAACCGGCAGATTAATATCACATCGTGATATGCTTCTCACCACATTAAATACCCAGACCTCTCCTTCTGTGTGTTATTTTGTTGACAAGAGAGAGGAGCCATGATACCATGTGGGTATGACCGGAACAGAACGAACTCTTGACAAGGAGGTAACCACAGTGGCCAGACCACGGAAAGGCAGTCCGTTCTATGTAGCTGGGAAAGTGATGGACATGCTGCAGGACACGTACCCCAAGATGTCACGATACGATCTCGCTACGATCTCCCGCAATATAGTTCGCACCATCTACGTATACGCCGAGCACGAGGCACTGAGTCCAAAGACACACGACTTTTTCATTGGCCTTATGGAGAAACTCAAGGCGAAGGG